ACGGTACTGGCGGTTATGTTCAAGAGGTAAATTCGAATTTGCCGACAAAGTATGCTGATTACGATACTCACATATGGAGAAGTAGCGCAGGTGCGCAAAAAATGGACTTGAACGCAAGTACTGGTGATCTTACAATTACTGGTACATTATATTCAGGTGGATTAAGCGTCACTGGATTAACTTCTAGTATTGCTGAATTAAATTACTCAGACGGTGTAACGAGCAATATTCAGACACAATTAGATGATATAAAAAGTGATTTCACTAAGTCAATTATGATGGGAATGATTTTCGGTTAAACAAAAAAGGATATAAAAAATGGCAGCACCTAATCTCGCAAATACAACTAGCATATATGGTAAAACTATTGGTGTCGTTATCGGTACGACTGCGAATACTGTGGTACTGACTTGTCCAGCAGATAAAGTTTTAAAAATTAATACACTAGTATTGTATGGTACCAATACGACCAATATTCAAGTTGATTTCTATGATTCGAGTGAAACAACCGCTTATACAATTTATGATGGCAATTGGCATATATCGGATACCGATAATTTTCCTGTACCGCATCCTTATCCGGTTATCGATAAAGATAGATATATTTACCTAGAAGAAGGTGATCAAATTAGAATATGGGCGGATAGTAGCACCGGCACTAAGCGAGCAGTAATATCATATGAAGAAATTGATGATGCATAATTTTTTTAATGATTGAGCGATAATATATATTATAATTGTATGAGGATTTATAATGAGTAAGGTTATCCATATTCTTGGAAATGGCGATAATGCCAATATGTTTAATCACAAGTGCACAGGGACTCGTCTAATTTGTAATCTCCCTCCCTTTGAAGTGCAAAATGTGTATGCTTCTGTGATGGTAGATTTTAAAATGATGGCAGCACTTACAGAAGGTTCATTAAACCTAGATTCTTATTGGTGGGTTCTTGGTAATCGTCCAAAAGCTTGGATGGAAAGTCAATCTTCTTTCTATATAAAACATGCTCATCACATTAGAGATTTTTATCTCACTGTTCCCAAATATGCTTTGAATGCGACTAATTTTAATGCTGGGCACATGGCAACTCATTACGCAGCAAATAAATTAAAAGGTGAAGAAATACATATGTATGGATTTGATTCTATATTTGATCATAATATGAGGAGTATTACCGACTTGTATCTTCCAAGCGATCGAGGACAAGCAAATAATTTTCGACTATTGAATAACTGGCGTCCTATTTGGAATGGAATATTTAAAGAATTTTCTAATACGAAATTTATTCTTCACCATAGTCACAATAATAGTAAAGTCCAATTACCCAAAAACGTAGAAGTGACAACTCTAAAAGGTTGACATAAATAATTATATGAGTAAAATATGAAAATCCCTAATAAATTTTATTTGGCAAAACAAATTTCTGAAGGAATCGTTTCTCTGTCCATTAAGGAAGGAAAGAAAGAAAAGGATATTCTTGCAACAACTTTATCGAGAAATATTCCAGAGAATAAAAGATTTGATCCAGATTTTTATAGTTCTTCTTCTCATTATGATACTTCAAAAATATCATTCTTTGAATTAAATAGCAATAAATGGCAAGAAATAAATATTTCAAATATAATCGAATATAAAGGTTTATGTAATGAAGCAGAAATCCACGAAAGAGAAGGCAGCGGAAACCAGGAAGAAGAAGCTTGATCTTGCATTGAAGGAAATGGGAGAAACTCCCAGAAAGAAGCCGAGAAAAAAACGTAAACCCATGACTGCTGAACAAAAAGAAGCAGCAATTGAAAGACTCGCTAAAGCAAGAAAAATAAAACAAAAAAATAATCCAGAAGCAAAGAATGCTTCGATTCATCCGAATGTTGCAAAATTGCCGGACGATGATGAATTGAGCGCGGTCAATATTAAGAATTGGATAAAACATAATGAAGACTTGCTAAAAGGAATGAGAGGATTTAAAAATTCTGATGATAGATCTGAAAGAAAAGAGTGGACGAGAAGAACTGTTTATGTGCAAAATCTAAAAACATATTTAAGAACTTCTGTTTATCTAGATTCTCATTGGGGTGATGAAATGCAGAATAAGATAATTTACAAATGTTATGCAAAGGCATATGATAAAAACGGTCAAGTGAAAAGGTCAGTTGGAACTTGGTACGATGATGTTGGATTATGGACTAAAGAAATGGAACGCGGAGAATTTTATGAGTAAAGAAAATGAGCAAGAATTAGTAGCAATTCCAAGGGCAACATTTAGTGAATTGATAAAAATTCTTTCTTCTATGCCGTACGGTCAGGTTGCAGAAATAATGGACTCTTTGAGGAATGAAGTAACTGCTATTGAAAGATCTGAAAGCAAAGAAGAGGAAGTCGGAGATGCTTGATTCAGATGTTAATGATTCGTTTCTAAGCAAAACGAAATTTTCTAAAATGATAGAGAAAAATGTATTGGAAAAAAATATGTCTTATATTGATTCTGTCATTTATCTTTGTGAAGAAAATAATATAGATATTGAAGATTCAAAGAAATATATATCTAATGTAATCAAGTCTAAGATAGAAGTAGAAGCAATGAATTTAAATTTTATTCCAAAGGGTAATTCTCTTCCTATATGAACAAAACCAAATATTTTGTCGGTAGAATATTTGACGATGAACAATTAGAATATTTGCGTAATCATTTAAATTCCAGACTACATTCTTTGAAAGATTCTCGTGTTACTGGTAAACGCTCTCTTAATAAAGATAAAAGAGATTCAATGTTTTGTAGAATGCGGATTCATGAAGCACCGGATATTAACTACAAAATTATTAATACGATAAACGAAAAACTTGATGAAAAAATTACAATTGGAACTCATATAGTAAGTGAACTAGAATTTTTGCATTATAGTGAAGGTGGAAAATTTAAAAAGCATCAAGATGTTGTATCTAATAAAGAGGATAATCCAAGGGTCTACACCACAATAACTTTCCTAGAAAAATCTGAAGATCTTGAAGGAGGTCATCTAAGATTATACGAAAGTAAAGAATCGGATAACTATACAAGATTTAAATTTAACGTAGGAGACACAGCAATATTTTATGCTGGAAGATATCATGAGTGTACTGAAATATTGCAGGGAGAAAGAAAGGTTTTAGTTGGTTGGGTACATCAAAGAGAAAAGAATTGACATACTGAGTTATTTCAGTAATATATATTATGTTGATTATGATTAAGTGGACAATAAACATATACAAAATATACGGAGAATACATATGGTAGATATTTCAGATATAAAGAAAAGACGTTTTGATATTGACAAACTCGTTCAAGCAGCACAAGACGTTGGGGGTGAACAACAGCGACCTGGAACTGACGAACGAATTTGGAAACCCACCGTTGATAAAGTAGGGAATGGTTATGCTGTTCTTCGCTTTCTTCCCGCTCCTAAAACAGATCTTCCATGGGTTCGCTATTGGGATCATGGTTTTAAAGGCACTACTGGTAAATGGTATATTGAAAAGTCTTTGACCTCAATTGGTCAAAATGACCCTGTCGGAGAAATGAACTCTCGTTTGTGGAACTCTACGAGCGATGATCAGTCTCCTCAACGCAAACAAGCACGCGATCAAAAACGTAGATTGCATTATGTTTCTAATGTTCTTGTTGTTTCAGATCCTTCTGCTCCTCAGAATGAAGGAAAGGTTTTCATGTATCAATACGGTAAGAAAATCTTTGACAAGATTATGGATATGATGCAACCACAATTTCCTGGTGAGACTCCTGTCAATCCTTTTGATCTGTGGGAAGGTGCTGAGTTTCAGCTGAAGATTCGACAAGTAGAAGGTTATCGAAACTATGATCGATCAGAGTTTGCCAGTCCTTCTCCTCTGTTTGGCGGTGACGAAACAAACATCCAAGGTGTTTTGGATCAACTCTATGATATCAACGAATTCGTTGATCCGGAGAATTACAAAACATACGATCAGTTGAAAACTAAATTGATGGAAGTTCTTGGTGAGTCTGCTCCTCGCACTGTACAACAAGAGGTTGCTATGGATACAGTTGCTGCATCCCCCACTATTAGGTCAGCACCTGAACCTACTGTATCATCTTCTGCTGTTGATGATGACGATGAAACGAATGAAGATGATGACACTATGTCTTATTTTCAGAAATTGGCGAATGCCGATTAATCTGAGAAGGGGAGCGTTGCTCCCCTTTTTTTACCATCCTACCCTGCTATTTAAATGACTTCTGTCTTGTGAGTCTGACGCACTTGGCATACCAGTGCTAACAGCAGTATTACTAGTTGATGAGTTGTTCACATTAGTAGTTGGAGCATTTACTGCTAATGCTGGTGCACCACTCATAGCAGTATTTTCAATTGAAGTCTGATTCATATTGGCACCAGTGGTTCTGGGAGGGTATCTGGTAATGGTATCTTCGCCCCTTAATTCTATTTTTTTACTCTGTGCATCAAGTCTTAATTGATGAATCCTATTCCCTACAGCGATACCTTCTTCTGTAAGCATGTACCGTTGGTCTGCACTAGTCTTTTCATCAAATTCTGCTTGTAACCTATCTGCTTCGGCATCCAAAGCTCTACTTTCTGAAAGTAGAGCTCTACTTTCTTCAGTATCGGTAAACGTATGCGCTCCATAAGATCTTACAGTAGAATCACCTCCCGTCTCAGTTACTCCGCCGGTTACTTTTTGCGTCCCTGCTCCTGGTGTTCCTGTTGATGATTGTCCAGAAGCAGCGCGTATTTGTGCTTGTCGGATTGCTTCTGTCCTCAATTCATCTCTGTTGTTTGCTATGAAATTTTCTGGCGATGATGTATCGTATACAATTCCAGGAACGACAGATGTTTCAGGTATTGTCGGTGGAGAAGAAATTGCCGTTTCTTGACGACCAGGAAACGCAGAAGCAGTAGCCGCCACTGGAACTGTAACTGGTGCAGATGCTTCCAAAAGACCTCTTTCTTCCATTGCAGGTCTTAGTGCAGGATTTACTCTAGCTAGTTCTTCCCTTTGTTCTGGCGTCATTACTGCTGCTGATTGCATCAGAGGTTCAAGGGTAGCAGGGTCTGCTGCTAATGCTTCTGAATTTTCATTAATCGGCGCAGGTTCTGGAGCAGCAGGTGGAGTAGTTTC